TAAACTTTATACGCAACATGGAAATCAAATTAAGAGAATTACGGCTTTTGAATTTTAAGGGAATCAAGAATCTTAAGATTCAATTTTACCTGGACTCGCCCAATTTCATTTCGGGCGATAATGCAACAGGGAAAACAACGATTATGGATGCTTTTTTATGGCTGATCTTTGGAAAAGACTCTTTCAACCGGACAGACTTCAGCTTAAAGACTTTGGATTTAGATGGAAACCCGATTTCAAGGTTACCTCATGAGGTCGAAGGATTGCTCCAGATTGACGGTGAATATACACGACTGCGCCGGACCCTGAATGAAAAATGGCAGAAGAAACGGGGATCTGAGATTGAAGAATTCACAGGCCACGAAACCGGATATTTCGTCAATGATGTTCCCCGATCCCAGAAGGAGTATCAGGAGATCGTAAGTGACCTCTGCCACGAGCAGTTATTTAAGCTGATCACCAATCCCGCCTATTTCCCCTCACAGAAAAAGGAATTCCAGCGCGAAGTCCTTTTGAAAATGGCCGGGAATATTTCTGATCAGGAAATTGCCGGAGACAACAAAGAATTTAACACACTGCTAAATCAGCTCAATGGTAAAACGCTGGATGAATACAAGCGGGAGATCGGGGCAAAGAAAAAGATAATCCGTGATCAGATCTCAGACATCCCGCCCCGCATCGATGAACTCAAGCGCAATATGCCCACAACTGAGGATTGGGATTTCGTTGAAAAACGGATCCAGCAGAATGAAGCAGAGATCGCCAGTTGCGACGAGCAGATCGCAGACGTCAGCAAGCAGACTCAGGCACTGTCACAACAGTACGACGAGAACCTGCACAAGATATCCGAACTGAAACGCCGGCGATATTCAATGGCATGGGAGATCATCGAAGGGATGAATCAAAAATACAAACAAGCTATGACCGAGATCGGAGAGATGAAGGATTTGATGGCGGTGAAATGGACGGAATCGGACCGACATACGCGGAGTATAGATAATTATGCTATCGACATCCGACAGGCAGAAAAAGAACTGGCACAATATCGCGCTGAATGGCAAAAACAGTTTGACAAACATCTGTCATTTGATGAAAAAGAATTTATATGTCCTACCTGCCAGCGTGCCTTTGAAGAGGCGGATGTTGAGGAAAAGAAGCAATCGCTCTCAGAGCATTTCAATACCGAAAAAGAAACACGTTTGAAAGAAATCACCGAAAAAGGGCGCTCTTTAAAAAAGCAAGTAAATGAGGTAAGGGAGAAAAATCAGTCTTTAGAAAAAGCCTTGTCGCTGATTCGATCAGAAATTGAGATCACGGAAAAGGAGATTCAGGCGGCCGAGAATTCTCTGCCGACAAAGATTGCTTATGATATTGAAACAATCTCTTTACCAGAGCTTTCAGACATTGATGCTGAAATCGAAAATCTTGAAAAACAGATCCAGCAACCAGCACAAAAACCGGAACAATCCCTGCTTATCCGTGAACTGAATGATCGGAAAGCCAATTATCAAATGCAGAATCATGATCTATATCATGAATTATCGCAAAAGGAAAGAATTGAGGAAAGCCAGGAGCGGATCATCACGCTTGAGGCGCAACTGATTCAAATGAATCAACAGCTTGCCGAACTTGAAAAAATAGAATTTGTCATGACTGAATTTTCAAAGGCAAAGATCATAGAGGTTGAAAAGCGCATCAATGGTCTATTCAACCTGGTGCGCTTCAAGATGTTTGAGATCCAGATCAACGGCGGGGAGATCGAAACCTGTGAGGCAACCATTGACGGGGTTCCCTATTCTGATCTGAATAACGGCATGCGAATAAATGCAGGATTGGATATCATCAATGCACTGTCGAAACATCATCAGTATTTCGCACCAATTTGGATTGACAACCGCGAAGCGGTCAACGATGTGATTGATGTTCAATCTCAGATGATAAATTTGGTAGTCACTCGCGATAAAACTTTAATTATCAACAATTAAACTTAATAACATGAAATCAACGAACAATAACAATTCAAAGCAGGAACCCCCGGCTCAGGTGAAGGCTGTCGTAAAATTCGAGAATATTTCGGATTCAGTTCTTTCAAAGATCAAGGAATTTGAAGACAACGGCACTATGAAGCTGCCGCAAAATTATATTGTTGAGAATCAGCTCAAATCTGCCTGGCTGCTCATGCAGGAGGTCAAAGATAAGAATAACGTCCCTGTTTTGCAAGCATGCACCAGGGAATCGATTGCCCGCTGTTTGCTGGATATGGTTCTGCAAGGGCTTTCCCCGATCAAAAAGCAGGTTTATTTCATCGCATATGCAAATAAACTGACTTGTGTAAGATCCTATTTCGGTTCAGTCGCACTTGCAAAACGATCAGGTGGGATCACTGCCGATCCGGTTGCTAATGTTATTTATGAAGAAGACGAATTCACGTACGAGATCGATGCAGTGACAGGGATAACACGGATTATCAAGCATGAGCAGAAGCTGGAGAACATCAACATTGACAAGATTAAAGGAGCTTATTGCATTCTTCAGAAGGAGGATAAGACGATAGCAACGATTATGACCATTGCCCAGATTCGCCGCAGTTGGGAGCAGGGAGCGGCAAAGGGAGCTTCTCCGGCACATAAGAATTTTACGGATGAGATGTGCAAGAAAACCGTAATTGGCCGTGCCTGCAAAATGGCCATCAATTCTTCTGACGATGCTTGGATGTATGAAGGGGTGAAGGACGACGAGACAGTCGACGTTGCGACGGAACAGCGCAATGAAACTGTTCATAAGACGCCGGAACCGATTAATATCGCAGATGTCAAGTTTGAGGAAGTGCCTGAAAAGCAACCAGTTGCAAAACAGCCAATACAGAAAACGTCAGTGGAGACAGAGACATTGCAGCCGTCTGCAATCGACGATACGATCAAGGGACCTGGATTTTAATAAATTTAATGTTAAAAATGAAGCTAAAAATACTTTGCAGCAATAGTTTAGGCAATTGTTACATCCTTGAAAATAATAGCGAGGCTTTGATCATTGAAGCTGGGATAAAACTGAAGGAAGTAAAGAAAGCCCTGAATTTCAATTTAAGAAAGGTTGCTGCCTGCATTGTTACCCATTCTCATCATGATCATGCAGGTTATATCGAACAATTGATGACAGCCGGCATAACTGTCCTGGCCCTGGAAGAAACTTTCCAGGCGAAGAATATTGACGAGGCAGCATCATTCAGAAAAAGGATACAACCAGGGCACGGATACAAGGCTGGGAATTTCAAAATCCTTGCCTTCACGGTTGCTCATGACGTGCCGTGCCTTGGTTTTGTCATCGAGCATTTAGATTCAGGAAAGATATTATTTCTGACCGATACGATGACTTGCGGTTATAGCTTTTCCGGGCTTAACCATTTGATGATCGAAGCAAATTATTCAGATGATCAACTTACAAAGAATATTCAATCAGAAACAGTCCCCTTGTCATTAAGAGCCAGGTTGCTAGCTTCGCACATGGAATTTGAAACCACAAAACAGATCATTAAAAATCAAGATTTAAGCCAAGTGCGAAATATCGTACTGATCCATCTTTCAGACAGGAACTCGGATGAAAAACGGTTTGTATCAGAAATCAAGTCTATGACAGGGAAATCGGTACATGCTGCACAGAAAGGGATAGAGATAGAATTTAACAAGGAACCATTTTAAAAATATTGAAAACATCCATGAAAAAACTTACAATCCTTGAGCGGGTCCTGAAAATTATCCGGATTCCCAGAACAGAATATAATCCAGAGATCGAAAAACTGGATCAGATCATTGCTGAATGGGATGGCCAATACCTTCAGCATCTTATCGATGCAATCTTTGATGGCTTTGAGATTGATCTGTCTAACCGGAAGAAATTGAATGCGAACATTATGCGCTGGATCGATCAGGATATGTACGATTATCTCCGAATAAAAATTGGTCAAAGTTACATCAATGAGTTTGGCGACACACTGACCAAAGAGAAGGGTTTTTCGGTGAATATAAGGGCTGAGATTCGAAATATCGACGCGCCGGGATCGGTCAATACTTGCCTGTTTGAGGAGCTTCGTGACGCAAAAGCCTGGATTGATCATCGGAGGATAGACCATAATCGGATTACATCACCAACGACCTGGAAGTTGAAATCGAAGGAATAGATCCTTAAAATCAAATAGCTATGTTTTTTAAATACATCATTCACAACTGGTACATTCTTCTAATACTTTGGATTGGATTCACCTGGTTAATATTCAAATTCCTGCAGGGGAGCAAGGCAAAATTGAGAAAATGACAAAATCAGAAAAATGGCAGATACGTATTATCCTGATCTGTGGGCTGTATTTCATCATCCGGTGCTTTACGGGCTGCTCAACGACCTGCCTGACCAGTGAGGCTAAGTACCACCAACCAGGGTCAGGGTATGTGGTGGGTGCGGATAAAGATTGGCTTTTTAAATGTGAGTTTTCCGATATTCAAATACAAACTGAAAGCTGCAAGAAAAATAAAGGGAGATGTATTTTGGAATGAGCTTCAGAATGATTGGTTTGATTGGTTAGAAGAAGAATTATTTGGTGAGGAATAACAGCCATGAAATATTATTTCAGTGAGTTTGATGAGGAATATTGCTATTTATATGGTTATCTTATTGAATACATGAAGGATGAAGGCATAGATGAAATGGAAATTTATAAGGCAAAACGTGAAACTGGAACTGATACTTTTTTTTGCAAGTTTCATAAAGAGGTTGGAATAGTAGGTGAAAATTGCGGGATACAATGTAAAGAATATATGCCACGAAACGGTAAAAATGGACGCTGTAAATATTCAGGACACACTTATTGTAAAACAGGAAAAGTCATAATAATAAAACGACAGAAGGAGGGAAAATGAATATTGAAAAAGCAACAAAAGAAAACGGCAATTTGCCTATATATAGTGTTATAGCCCGTTTTATTAAACGCTCAACTTTTAATCGCACCATACTGGAATTGAAACACAAATACGATACAACGAATGATTTCAGATCAGGATATAAAAATCATGCAGGCGCGTTATGACAAACTTCGCCGTTTGCGCAATAAGATAAACCTTGAATTGATCTGGCTTTCCGATAAGATCAATCATTCTCATATAGATCTGATCTTTGCTGACTTTGTCATGCGATCCGCTGCGGCATATTTTGATTTAGACATAGAGCTATTAAAAAAGGGGAAAAGGGATCGTCCTATTGTTGATGCCAGACATATTGCTATGAAAATTATCAGAGAAAATACTGGCTTATCGCTAAATCAAATCGGAGTGTTGTTTCACGTCCATCATGCTACAGTTTTAAATGCTTGTCACAAAGTAGATAATCTATATCAATCTGATAAAAAATTCAGAGCACAATATGAGGCATTAGTGATGGAGGTGGAATGTTAGAATTGAAATAGAATTGCCAATTTTTTTTTAACATTTTTTTTTAATGTTAATAACCTTTTTTGCTTTCGTTCATTATATTTTGTATTTTTATAGAAGCTAATCATAAGCCTATGAAATTCAATGAAAAATTCACAGTCAGGTACAGAGCAAGCGCAAGCCCTCTATCTTCCTTCATTTCAACGGATGATTAGCCGTGCCTGACTTTTTTTATTTTTTTAAATGGTTATGAGTAAAAGACTGACAGACACTGAAATTTGGAAAAAACCTTGGTTTTTTGATCTGGATGAAAAAACAAAGCTATTTTGGTTCTATATGCTTTCAGATTGTGATGCAGCAGGGATTTGGACAGCAAACTGGAAAATCGTTGAAGCCTATCTCGGAAAACTTGACAGACAAAAAATCATTGAAAATTTAAAAGAGCAAATAACCATCCTGGATGAAGGAAATTATTGGCTAATTAATGATTTTATACGCTTTCAATATGGGTTTCCGTTAAAAGAATCAGCTCCTATGTTTAAAAAAATCAATACTCTATTGAAACAAAGAAAAATAAATATTAATACTCTATATGATACAGTATGTGATACAGTATGTGATACTGTTAAAGATGAAGAAGAAGATAAGGATAAGGATATTAAGGGGGGTGCAGGGGGGAATTTTGCTAATCGAATGATTTTACCTTTTAATGAACTCAAAACCGAAATTATGGGGTCTGAATCCTGGATAGAACAGACGACTATGCACTTTCATATCACGAAGGCGAAATGTACGGAATGGCTAAGGCAATTTCTTGAGGAGTTAAAATTAACAGAAGATGCTGCTAAACCCTTACAAGAAGTGAAAAGTCATTTTATTCACTGGTATAAAAAGCAGCCGAAAGAGTCAATAGCTGTCTATACTGCACCCATCAAAAAGAAGCCCGTCCTCTTTCCAGATCACTGGGATGAGGATTTTTCTTTCACTCTTACCATAGAACAAGAGCAGCAATATATCGAACACCTGGCTCTTTTGGGATACAAACCGAAATTTAATCCAGCGGAAAAAAAGCTTGAATTCATAAAACCATAAAAACATGTATACTTATAAGCAACATTTTTGGGAACTTGACGAGAACGGAAAGCTGGTTCCATTATGTCGTTGTAGGGTGGGCTTTCATTTATCCAACACACCCTGTAAAAAGTGCCTAACCCTTAAAAAACAAACTACCGATAAAGTCTAAGGGCTATATAGGCATATTTATTAATGGGGAAATAACTTTTATTAAAAAAGAATTGGAGGAACAGCCATGACGCCACAGAAATTTGTTGCAAAATGGGGGTTTCTCAGGGAAGATAAATTAGGATCAGAAAAAGATAATGAACCAAGGATGATCAAGATTCTCAAGAGATTAAACAAAGAGATGTTGAAAGATTTGGAGGAAATAATTAAAACTAACATGACAAAAAAAGTAATTATTTGGGAACATACGACATTTAAGGATATCCCAGAACAGGATAATCTATTACATGATCCAAAAAAAATAGCTATGATAAAATTACAAATACATCCTGACGGAGTATGGTGGACAAGCGAGTATGAATATAAGGGAAGGAAAATACTTATTAAAGCAAAAAATGGACATGGGGTAAAGGCTCATGTTTTTTATCCTAATTCGGAAAAAGTACAATTTACATTGCGATATAATTTTATGATTCCAAGTGATTTATTAAAAAAGGTACAAGTAAAAATAGATTTAAAGGAGGAAAAAAACAATGAAATTCATTAATCAATTCGATGATGTTATTGAGGTTACCGATAAAATTACAGCTCACCTAAATGATTGTAAAGATGAATACAATTATGAGTACTTCCTGTCTCTGAGAGATGCAAAATTTTGGGTTCGGAAAAAAAGGAAAGTAAAATGTGAATGGAAGGAAGAGAAATGGTATTCATTTTTTTCTGATTAAAAAAGAAGCGGAGGAGTTTTGAAAACAGGCGAAATGACAGCACTAATTATTTATCTGATCGTGGCCATAATTCTTTTTTATGCAGGTTATTCTCTGGCGAAATTCGAGCAGAAAACAGACGACATATATAAGAATTTATTAAAACGGAAAAAATGAATGACCAAAAATTCACAAAAAGAATGTTCAAAATCTGGTCAAAGCTATTCGAAAATGGCAGGACTCTTTGCGTTCTTAAATGGGGCATAACGCTTTGCAGCTATGAGCAGTACAGCCTTGCAGTATTTTTCAAGTTTGCACGTAAGTATCTGGCTGTATTGCTTATAGGTGCGGTTATGCCCCGTTTTTCTTTGCGTTCTTATTTAGAATAAAATTAAATTACAAAATAAGTGAAAATAATTGTAGAAATATTTGGCGATTACAAAATAACGTTGTATATTTGTAGTGTAATAATTAATTAAATGTTTCACAAATAAAATTTACGACAATGAAAACTTTAGAAATTTACAAAACAAGAAAAGACGAATTAGTAGAAAAAACTATCGAATTAATGCCAACTGCTTTAAGCGGTGACCGCGCAAACAGAACATTCTTCTTTAAAGTTGATGAAGAAACAAACGAATTGACAGTTGATTACTTGTACTACTTAGGTCAGCAATCATTAAGCGAAAATTGTTTTTACACTATTAAAGACCACGAAACACCAGACCCAGCAGATTTTGGTTACGAAAGTATTGATGAAATGGATTTTGACGCTTGTGGATTTACTGAGCAGATTGAAAATGCAATTGAAGAAAAAATAATGTTAATTGAACAATAATGTTCTGGTTTTTAAACAAGCAAACAAACACTCCTGAAATTTTGGGGAGTGTTTCCGCTATCTGTGCGAAAACAGAATTAAAAGAAGATGCTCTATACTATCATTTTTCACGCCTCAAAAGAACTGAATTTGAGAATGAAAAATACAGGATAGTAAAATGCAAGGTTGTTCGTGCTTTGCGTTCTTAAATGGGGCATAACGGTTCGTATATGAAAAGTACCGGATTTAAAACACAAATTTTTAAACTTAAAATATAATTTGATATGAAAACAAATTTTAGATTACCAGTAAAAGCAAGGTATTTTTTATATACTTTGTTAACGTGCGTTTTTTGCGCATCGGCTTACTCGCAAGATTGCGGAACGTGGATAAAAGATACTACGTATTGCGAAAGTTGGATTAGTATTGATACGATTAATTACAACCAGAATGCTGATACCACATGGACTTATACAGAATGGCAGTTTGCCATGAATCCCGCACTAACTTATTTAGTTTATTGTCCATGTGGTTGTGGGTACGATAATTGGGAAATTCGCAAAAGAGTAAGTGCGGTGGGAGTAATACAGCAACAAAAAAGAGTTACAACTTATAAATACGTAGAAAGTGAATTTGAAAAACGTTTACGCTCATTAAAAAATGCACGTTAACGTATATGTATATACAGTTAAGATAAAATTATGATTGAACATTTCAGAAAGAAAGTCCCTAACGGGATGTGGTGGATGCGGATCCGGATAGGCAATCTTGAAATTACGTTTCCGATATTCAAATACAAACTGAAAAATGAAAACAAATAAGAAATCTCATGCCTGGAAAATATTATGGCTGCTCTGGGGTCGCAAGAAAGCTGAAAGCGTTGATGATGACATGGATTTATGTCTGAATATTATTGATAAATATTTAAGTAAATATGATCTGATTCAAAAGAAAAGGAAATGATAAATGTAAATAAAAAACAATGAAAACACAAAATATTGGGCTAATTTTACTTTGCATAATGTTTTGTGTTCAAACCTGTAAGGGTCAGGAGATTGGCAGCACCTTCGGATATAACGGGAATATCTACACTACCATTGAGGTTGGCTACCAGGTTAAGCATATCCAAACAACTGCTTATCTGGCCATTCCATTTTGGCAGTCAGGTAATATAACGCACGTTGATAAATTGTGGCATTATCGATCGCTTGGATATTTTACCGGACTACGAGCAAAATATCTATGGAGGCGATTTGCCATTGGTGCGGCCCTGCAATATGAAAAATACTGTTATGATCTGACTTTGCTTGTCACCCATCCACCTGGGGAAAAGGCGAAAATGCGAGACTGGAGAATTACTCCGGTGGCTTGCTTCGATTATAAATTACATCAGAATATCAGCATTGGCATCAATGCTGGGCAAATTCCGGATTTACATTTGAGATTTAACGTTAAATTAAACAATCATGGGAAAAACAGCAATGAGTAAAATTAATAATTATAAAGCAAGTTGGATTTGCGTAATAGGTTCAATCCCTAAAAACAAATTACCATTTGATTGTGACAAATCGATGCAACTTGCCGTTAAAAAAGCCTATTATCAGACAACCAATAATAATGATTATACTCATTATTATTCTGGATGGTGGTTCAATGATAAAACAGCTAATTTGATTATTGATATCATGGCACTTGGTAATGATGATTCAAAAATAAAAGAAATTAAGAAAATAGTTTATAGTAAGGAGAAAGCTTATATATACAAATCTCCACAATCCCGATTACCGGGTGAAACCGTAAAGGCATTTGCCTTTAGGATAGCATTAAAAAAAATATCTGGAAAACCTTAATAAAAAAAATTATGAAAATCACAAGAATTGACATTATGGCCAGTATTTTGGTATAGCCGTAGGGCTATTCATAGCATTCCTTATATGGCATAAGCCTAAAGAATCTCCACTCCTTAGATGGCTAAGGTTTATAAAAGATAATTAAATGGAAGAGTTAGTTGAGATTGTTTGTCTTGAGTGTGGGCATAAGTTTGAGGTTAAATCAAATGGTCATTCTCTGGCTATGTATGATCAGGATCGGTCTATACATTGTGCATTTGATGGTGAAAAACTGAAATGCCCTGAATGTGGACAGGAACAATTAATATTCAAAGGTTATGAAAAAGCTAAAAAGATTTAATTGGGAGGATGATCGTCTTGAATATAAGGGCTGGAAGGCGGTTATTACAAATGATAACTTTTACGAGATTACATCCCCGGAAGGTGAGCGGATAATCGGTAGTGAGGTAAATCAGAAAGAAGCCAGAAAGATGATCGAGAACTTTTTATTTCTGAGAGCGAAATAATCCGGAAGTTATTAACCGACAATATTATTTATTGATTTTAGTAATATATTTGTATCCTATGTGGACACAGTTTATGTACCGTCTTTGTGGTTTTGAACTGAAAAAGGGCGGAGATTCAATATGTAAATGGGAGGCTTATGCGGAGGTGAAGGATGATCCTGATGCAATGGAATCCCTGCTTTGCGGTATGCATCCTGTCATAAGACGTATCAAAAAGGATAATACTGTTATGGAAGAAATCTGGAAAAAAAACAGAAAAAGAATATAAACAAATGAGATTCTGCAAAATTATAAAGTTCTTTTTGAATAAATGAATATAATTTATGAACCAAGGGGCAAGGCCAGAGAATATAGCGAGCTTGCAATAAATCTTTATACTGGTTGCCTACATGCTTGTAAGTATTGCTATTGTCCTAAAATACAATTTAAAACGCTTGAAGATTGGTCAGCGAATCCGCAAGCCAGAAAAGACATCCTAAAACATCTTGAAAAAGATGCCCAAAATCATCGGGGCGAAAAGAGAGAGGTTTTATTGTGTTTCATGTCTGATCCTTATCAATCTGATAAGGCGGCAGAAGTAACCCATCAAGCACTTTTGATACTTGAAAGAAATGAATTTAAGAAAGTTACCATTTTGACAAAAGCCGGATTCAGGGCAATGAATGATTTCGATATTTTGAAGCGGAATAACTGGAGATTTGGAAGCACAATTATTTTCGATAATGAAAAAAGCCGGCAGGAATGGGAACCCTCGGCACCATCTATAAAAAGCAGGATCGATGCCTTGAAATATGCTCATACACAAGATATATTTACATGGGTGTCAATAGAACCGGTGATTTATCAAAAGGAAAGCCTCAATCTGATAAGGAACCTACTTCCATTTGTTAATTATTGGAAAATAGGGAAGTTGAATAATTTTCCATCCATCGAAAAGAAAATCGACTGGAAAGCTTTTTATAATGAAGCGAAAAAATTGATTCCTGATGAAAATGTTTATTATAAAATTGATTTGCTTAATGCAATAAAATAATACTTGACAATCGTTCAAAAAAAAACTAATTTTGCTGCTCTGACAGGGCAGCTTTTTTTATGAAATATGATATAGAACATACTAGTAAGATTATTGAAGCATTGAACAATGGTGAAGGCAGGGTTAGGGCGTGTAAAATTGTTGATATTCATTATTCAACTTTTATTGAATGGATGGATAAACCCGAATTCTCCGAACAGGTTAAAAAAGCTGAATCAACGGGTGATGATAAGATTAAGGACTTGCAAAAGCGGAAGATCATCGAGGACAAATCCTGGACATCGGGGGCCTGGTGGCTGGAACGTAATTATCCTGATCAATACCGGCAACGTATTGAGCAGACCGGAGATCCTATCATTCCAAATTTGGGACTTTCATATGAAGAACTTTGCAAGTTGAAATATGGAAAAGCGGGGGATTGACAAAATTATTGACGTGAACCTGGCCCGGGTGAATTTCTGGGAATTCTGCAAACTAACAGCTCCGGATTTCTATAAGGACGACCGGTCTCATCTGCGGGAGTTATGTGACGCGCTGGAAAAACTTTACCGTGGTGAGTTGATGTTAAACGGCAAGGTATGCAGGAAGCTTATGATCAATTATCCGCCACAGCATGGCAAGAGCCGCACGCTGGTTAATTTCTGCAAATGGGTATTGGGATTGAACACTAATGAGAAATTTATTATTGGCAGTTATAACGATATTACCGCCACGGATTTCTCAAAATATACACGTGATGGTATCAGTGAAACACGGCAGGGCAAGGATCAGTTGATTTATCATGATATTTTCCCGTTCACGAAGATCAAACAGGGTGATGCTACTATGCAACGATGGGCATTAGAGGGGCAACATTTTTCCTATCTGGGAGCAGGTATAGGTGGTACTCTGACATCCAAGGGTGGTACAATTTTGATCATCGATGATCCGGTGAAAGGCGCTGAGGAGGCATTGAATGAGACGCACCTTGAAAAATTATGGTTATGGTATACTGGTACATTTATTTCACGTGTCAGTGCCGAGTTTGGACAGCCCCTGGAAATATTCAATGCTACGCGGTGGTCAAAGAAAGATCCGGCTGGCAGGCTTTTGGAATCAGACGAAGGTAATGAATGGTATATACTTTCTAAAGAGGTTTATAAGGATGGTAAGATGTTATGCGATGATCTGTTGAATTTTGATGCATATACACATCGTAAAAATTTGATGTTACATGATTTGAATACGGCAATGATTTTCTGGGCAAACTATCATCAACTAACCGTTGATTTACAGGGGAGATTATACCAGCATCTGAAAATTTATGAAGAATTACCCCGCAATGATCAAGGGCAAATACTTGGAGAAATACATAATTATACAGATACGGCCGATGAAGGGGAGTGTTATCTTTGTTCTGTGAATTACCTTGAATATCAGCGGCAGGCATATATTTTAGATGTTTATTACACGCAGGAGCCGATGGAGGTGACCGAACTGGCGACGGCAAGGATGATGGAGGGGGTAAAACTATCAAAGATTGAAAGTAATAATGGAGGCCGTGGCTTTGCCCGTGCTGTGCAGGAATGGTGTCATAAGATGGATAATCATTATACGGTCATTGATTGGTTTCATCAAGGAGATAATAAGAATGTCCGCATAAACACCTGGAGTGCATGGGTGCAGCAAAATGTTTATTTTCCACTAAATTGGGGGGTCCGCTGGCCTGAGTTTTATCAGCATATTATTAACTTTATACGCAATGGAGAAAATAAATATAAGGACGCTCCGGACGTACTGACAGGCATAGGAGAGATGTGCACGAAGGAAAAGCATGGGTCGGTTATATTAACACAAACACGAAAAAACAGACTATGAAAATCTTGGGTTTCAATATTCAGCGTACACCGAAAGCGGTATTAACGCAAAAAGTAGGATCATTCGATCTTATTACTGCAGCACCTAATCGAAGCAGTCAGGATATCAATGATTGGATTAATGCTGTAAAAAGTTCTGAGAATATTTATCTCCCCAGCAGAAAACAGCTTTATGAAATCTATTTTCAGACGGTATTGGATGATGATTACGTTACAACAACCGAAAAAAGAAAAGCAAATATCCTTAACCTGAATTTGGTCTTTAAGCGGGATGATCAGATTGATGAAAAAGTAACGGCATGGATTAATACCATACCCTTCCGTCAATTTAAAAACGATCTGATGGATACTATCTTTTGGGGTCATAGCCTGTTTGAGTTCGATTACTCAAAGGATTTCTTCAATTATGTATTGATACCCCGTATAAATATAAACCCGGAAAGAAAGATCGTTATGAAAACACCATGGGATATGACCGGGATACCATATCTTACGGATGAGTATAAAAACCTGCTTCTGGAAGTAATGGATTCCAATATTTTTGGATTACTAAGGGTGATCTCTATCTATGCGATCTATAAACGCAATATGATGGGTGATTGGGCTAATTATTCGGAATTAGCGGGTAATAACTTCAGGATGGTTAAGTATACCGGGAGTGATACAAACATTAGGAGCAGGGTAGTTAGTGCTTTGGAGAATGCGGGTAGCGGTGGCGTTGTCAATCTCCCGGAAGGAGTAGAGGTAGATTTTATTAATCAGTCAAGTGCTTCCGCTAATGCCCTGTTTGAAGGATTCCATAAACGTATGTCTGACGCAATCATCCGACTTATTTTAGGCCAGACGATTACGACTACAGATACGCAGGCTGCTTATGCAAGAGCTACTATAGCTAAAGAGGTTGAGGATGAAATAAACAGCAATGATCGATGCTTTATGCTTGACGTTCTTAATGAACAGTTCAGGGAAAAGATTGCTTTTTGGGGATTTGATACGGATGGGGATTTTGTCTTTGAAGAATCAGATAAGACCCCATTTCGGGAGAAGTTGGAGAACGATAAGATTCTTAATGAAATCCTCAAAGACTTATGGCTCCCTGATGAGTATATTCTTGAACGTTATGCGGTTAATCCAAAGCCGGAAGAAGCTACGCCAACGCCAACGGTAGTAATCCCTTCGCCGGAAGGAATCATGCCATTACCGGAGGATGCTATTGAAATATCAAACCCTTATAATGAACACGCTGCCCGGCTGATACATCCGGGTAAGTTCGATAAGTTCAGACGTACAAAGGGTGGAACCCTTCATGGTATAGTTGTTCCAAGTAGTATCAGTATCATTTGGGGGCATCTTAAAGGTAGAAAGGAATCAGATTGGGCGGCACAGTCTTTACGGTTCTCAAAAATTAAATGGTCGGGCGATAGGGCAAAAAAATGGCTAACAGATAATCAGATCAAATACATAACCTTTGAACCTGCGGTATAATGATTAGATGAATATTATCAAAGGATATTAGAAACGGGATTAAAAAAAATAGAAAATGCGGGAAATCAATCTTAACGGGAAAACGTATGGATTTAAGGAATGGGAAGATCTGACTTTAAATCAGGCGAAAGCTATCATAGATATCCCTATTCCTGAAAAACTTAAAAAGCATCTGGAAACCGGTAATCTATTGGATTCTACACCCAATGAGGAATTAGATGTTTTTCCACGTTATTATATTGAAGTGATACTGGCATTAAGTGATATACCACGCGAAGAATTTGAGATTGTTAAATATGGATTTTTCCGGCACGTTCAATATATCACCGATTTTTTTTACAAGTATTGTCTTGAATATCTGCTTGCATTAAGTAATGCCCCTAAAGAGGATACCCTTACAAGTATTATTTCCTTTGACTTTAAGGGTGAGGAATATATCATTCCGTCTGATAAAAAAATAGCAGAGATGATTATTCCTTTGGCTGATGAAAAGGCGATAACCTTTGTGGAATCAACGCAGTTAATGTCCTCTATGTTTGAAACGAAAACGATAGGGATAGAAAATATGGCATTGATTATTGCAATCCTATGTCGTAAAGATAGAGAGGAATATAATGAACAGACAGCATTAAAACGTGCGGAGGACTTCAAAGAGTTGACAATGGATATTGTGTGGGGGATTTTTTTTTACATCATCGGTGGATTGAATATATCAGTAAGACGTTTAAACATATTATCGGGGATAACGCAAAGACATCTGGAAAGGATGGAATTGCAGTCAGAGCTTCAGGGTTAAGGGAGTTTGGGGTACGGTCATTAATTTATGAGGTAGAAGATGATTCACACTTCACGACAGAAGAAGTAGAACAGTTAAACGTCTATGAATTTTTGAACCGGCTAAGCTATATCAGGGCAAAATATAAATACATACAAATGCAACAAAGTCAATGAACTACAAAACCTTAAAGGATAATCTTGAAACCTATGCTCTTGCAGCAGGGATTAAGACATACCGTTTCGGATATGTTGAAGAAATCAACATTCTCAGGGAGAAAGATAAATCGGTGCTTTATCCTGTTATGCTTGTAGTACCGCCGACATGGAAAGTGAATGTACGGGAAAAACATTTTCTGACAGAGTTGAACTTTTTTATTATCAATGATTTGACTAAGGCTTCACGTACAGTAGCTACCCGGGAAGAATCATGGGATTATATTCATACGCTTGCAGTAGCATTCATTGGATATATCGATCAGAATACGGGGCTTTCAAGTAACTCGCCTTTAACGGCTATCCCTTATCCGCAAGGCATAACGGTGAATGATGATATCGGAGTAGAATTCACGGTAACAATAAAAGTGATATGCTAACGCCAGACCAGGTGAATATTATCAGGACTTATATATCAACCTGTTTTTTAAAGGAATGGGTTCTGGAAGGGCATTACCTTACAGGGAAGCTTATAAAAGAACTGGAATTTAAAGTATGGGCTTATACCGATCGGTGGATCATGGAGACATGGGGCTATAGGTATGGCATCATTCAGGATAAAGGTGTTCCGGCGAATCGTATACCCTTTGATGGTACAAAGCATGGCGGTACAAGTCTGTATATTCAGGGATTGATAAACTATGTCTCCCGGCGTATGGGTGTAGCTAAGGATAGTAAGGAAAACCTATCGATTGTTTTCGCAATAGCACATACGCAACATAAAGTAGGTATGCAGATCCGGACTTTTGGGACGGGAACGAAATGGCTAACCAATTCAATAATTAATATTGAAAGCGGTTTATCATCTATCGTTGAGCCTTTCATTTTCAAACGATTTGACGGTATCGTGCAAAACCTTATAGATGAATATAATAAGGCAGCTTAAAAATTTAAGTCATGGCTATTACAAATACTGTTTATCCGGCAGCTAAACATCCAGCCTATAACCCTGTAGAGTGGAAATTTACCTCAGATCGTTATGATGGATTGAATAATCTACAGTTGAAATGTGTTGTTAAAAATGGCGCAGGAACGGTTATTGCTTCAAAATATGTGCAATCGGATTCAAGTGGGGTCTTTACTTTTGATGCAAATAAGATACTACAATCTCAGCTTGCCTTCACTATCAGTACGTCAATAGTTATTGTTGCGGAATCCAGTACCGGATCTTATTTTATCTATACGTTACTTATTGAGGAATGGTATGAGGATGGCAATGACGATTTTGTAATAGGGGATAATCTGGCTATATCAACGGTAGGTGGAAGTCCTATTATTTGCTATAATATGGCGAAGCAATCGGATGAAACCTTTAGTGATTATCTCTGTAATGCAAGCGGGAAGTTCCTTCAATCCCGCCCTTCAAATCTTAAAGTGAATACGGTTGATCCCTTACAGTTTTCATTTATAACAGATGAGGCATCAGTGGCATGGGTGGTAAACTTAGTTCTTTTTGTAGGAGGGAATTCCTCGTATGGTGATACTCTTGTCATAAACGGGGGTAGAGGGATCATAGTAATCCCGGAAGGGTATTTAAACGCAAACGTGAATTATATTGAGGTATCATTGACAGGTAAATCAGAAATATTGGTTATTTATGTCAATCCACGCTGCATGGCTGATTATGCAACTATTATGTGGAAGAATCATTTTGGCGGGTTTGATACGTATACCTTCCCTAAGAGGAAGATTGTCAATAAAAGTTCTTCGGAAGAATTCATAACCAATGGTGAATTGAATCGTTGTGGTATTGAAGCGGAGGAGATATGGGAATTGGAGGGATCACCTGAAACGAATGATACGCTTACATGGTTCCGGGATCTATATAATGCACGGGAAGCTTATCTTGTAGAGCTCAATATTTATTCTAAAGTAGTTATCTTATCCGGGGAGAGCGTTTTAGAAGATACCAACCTGATAATCCCTGCCGTCAAAATCAAGTTACAGGCTAAGCTATTGAATTGATGGTAGAATATAAGCTATATATAAACGATGAACAATTGGATGTTTTAACGGTTGACGTTCCTATTTCCTTTAGCATAACGGATATTAATGAATCAGGCACAAAGAAGGCAAACAAGACGGGAATTATAAAAGTCCCGGATACGGAGAGGAATAGGAAAATCATAGGATTCCGTTATGACCCTAATATCGCAAAGACAATTACAGGGGATACTGCTTTACTAACCGAGGGCACATTTGAGTTTATCGGAAATATTATCTATTATAAAACTACGATAGAAAAAAACATAATCTATTATGAACTTCAAATTGTTGCCGGGAATGCAGAATGGGTTAGTGGTCTTACCGGGATAAGTTTGAAAGACCTTACCATCCCAACCATTGAACATGAATATTCCTATGACAACATAGATGGTTCAGAGGTAGGTGTAGAGGGAGTAACTGATTACCTTTACCCGCTTATTGATTATGGGAAATTTATCAATGGGTATTATGTAACTCTTTGTGATCGGTTGCCAGCGATCCGGCTTATAACAGTTATCAAAGCGATATTTAAGAAAGTAGGGATAGCCGTTTCAAGCACTTTTTTGAATACCGCAGATTTTGCCAAATGGTTCTTCACAAATAATAACTATGACATATACGATTCTGAAACTCTTAAAGAGTATCAATTTATGGCCGGATTTTTTGTTACGGATGTAAACCAACAAACAATCCCTTCTCAGGCAGCCCCTACAGCTATCAGCCCTTTTCTTGGTTCAACAGATAAAATAGTACCTTTTGATGATGATTCTAATGCGCCGTTTTTTGATACGAGCAGTCAATATGATACTACAACCTATACTTATACGGTAGCAGCAGGGAAGGCAGGGAATTTCCGGTTCAGATGCCATCTTTTGGTTCAGCTATGGGTACAATGGAGTGACGGATTGGACACGACATTTATGTTGGAGATTTATCAAAACGCAGTTCAAATCGCACGTGATACTTATGCCTTTGGAGTTCAGCCTTCCGGGATTATTAATTTAGCCAGGCAAATGGAATGTATGAGTGAGTATGTAGCCTGTAACGTTACAGATGCTATAACCGCTAAAATAACCGTAAGCGGAACGATAGAGAATCATTCCGGATATCCTACCTATCTTCATGTAGATTTGATTTCTATGGAGGAATCTTATCTTATAAGTGAGGCTCTTACCCGGCCAGCGGAGGGGCATGATTGGACGACAGCAGAATTATTGCCTGATATTGAATGTCTGGAATTTTTACGAGGGGTAAACGGATTATTTAATCTTAATTATCTTACGGATAATTTTATAAAGACGGTTTATATTGAGCCAGACGAAACGTTCCGGGCGGGAGATCCTATTGATTGGAGTGTAAAACTGGATACATCAAGAACGATTGTTGTAAAAAAGATTGATACCCCGAGCTGGAAAATTTACCGGATGAAAATTGACGGGGCGGATAAGGTGATACAAAATATGGAATCGGTTATCGCTTTCAGTAATGGGAATGGAGAAACCGAGCTTTTTGAAAATAAGGTATTTGCTGATACAATGCTTGATTACAGCAGGGAGATAGGATTACAGAATACAAAGATACCTACGCTATGGAATGAGAATCTTGTTTATCCCGCAACGCCTAATCAGTTTATGAATTTTGGCGTGAGGATATTTAAGTATATCGGGGTAACCGCCTGTAGCGGTGGAGATCAATGGATTTTTAACGGGTTACGTAGCGATTATCCAAAAATTGAGGGGAAGAGGATGAAGGATTTTACAGAGTATTTTGCGAATGAAAACTATATCATAAATAATGGATTTATCGTAGAGGCATATTTTCTTCTTCATGTAAAGGATATCAATAATATTATAAGCTGTGTAGATGATAATGATTTCCGGTCAAAAATTTGGATCAGCAACGCAATGTTACGGGGATATTATTGCGTGAACAATATTGATAAGTATAAACAGGGTGAGTCTGTATCGATAGAACTATTTCAGGCTTGGGCTGAGAAGGTTGGACTGGTTGAAACTGAAAGACTGATACTCAAAACGGGAGCTGTTTCCGGGGCAGCGGGAGGCGCATATCTTAAAGGGGTAGGTGGTGGAAGTGGATATTCCTGCCTGATAACCGATGCGGGTATCATTACAGAAATAACAGATGAAAATAACTGGAGTTCTCAGAATTATACCGGGTCTTTACTTGGATTGGTAGAATGTAATTATTATATTGATTGGGTTACAAAGATCAAATATGACTTTGACGGAACAAATTTAGTACGTTATTTTATAAATACCGTTCTCTAATGGAAAAGCAAATTTATTTACGTATCACGTTAGCGGACGTTGATAATCAGACACAGAAGGTTGTATCCCTTAAAGAGGCTCTCCGCCAATTAGGTATAGAGAGAAGCAAGCTTATAGGTCAGCAGAAAACGGAAGAGAATCAGATCAAAAAGCTGACGGCGGAAAATCAAAAGCTATTAACTGCTATTGACAAAGATAAGACGAAAACTAAGGAATATAGTCAAAACATTACTGAGAATAGTCAAAAGATTACTGAGAGCCGGACTAAAATTAAGGAGTTAGGAACGCAGATAGAACAGCTTAGCATAAAGCAGATGCAAGCTGGGAAAGCCGTTACTGCTGCTTCGGCTCAGATGCGGGTATTAGATAAGACCTATGGTACCGCAGCAGGATCTATCGCCCGGTTACGTGCTGAAACATCTTTAATGATCCAGAAGGCGAATCAGATGTCAGTAACTAATGCTAAATCAAGAGTTATCCGGGATCAGCTTACTGCATCTATTCAGAAGAATCAAATGCAGATCAGGAATTTTGATCGTGCCGTATCCGGCTCACGTACTTTGGTAGGGGAGTATTCAATGGGGATAGGTCAGGCGTTCCAGAAAATAAGCATGGCTATAAGCGGGGTAATGATGGCATATATGGCGTTTGACAGGATCATTAAAGTAGGATGGAATAATTTCAAGAAATGGGAACAGGGGATAGTCAATGTTCAGACTTTACTTTTTGGAGGGATGGATGTAACGCTGGAAGGGCGTATGACGCAACTGATGAAAACATATGGGTTGGAGATAGACGAATTGACTAAGGCATTTTTCAGTTCAGTTAGTGCCGGGTTGTCTGTTGAGCAATCCCAGGAAATGATCACTCAGGCGATAATCCTTTCCAAAGCAGGGGTGACAGATTTAGCTACTGCAACAGATGGTATGACCTCGGTGATGAATGCCTATCGATTAAGTATTGATGAGGCTGCACAGGTTGCATCGTCATTTTTCGTAGCGCAGAAATATGGTAAAATGACGGTGGAGGATTTGGCTAAAGTTGTAGGGAACATAGCACCTATAGCTAATGTAGCCGGGGCATCCTATCAGGAAGTAGCAACGATGATGGCTATGATGACAAAGAATGGACTTAATGCCCGTATGGCTGCTACTGCTATCAGGGCAGCAATGTTGTCAATGATAAAGCCTACGGCAACCGCTAAGAAAGCATTTGACGAATTAGGTATCACGTGGGGTGCTACGGGTGTAAGAGAACAGGGTATGGTTACGATCCTCCATAAAATAGCTGATGCATACGATAAGAATGCGGACGTATTAGTGCGGTTAACACCAAATATCCGGGCATTGATTGGCTTAGGGGTGATGAATAAAAAGGCAATGGAAGATTTTGACGTCATGCTTAAAGATGTCAATGAAGATTATGGTGAGGGTGGATTCCTGATGAAAGCGTATGCTATGCAGATGGATACAGCTGCGGAGAAAGCTAAAGTATTCAAGGCAAACATACGTCTGGCAGGTATGGAGTTATCTCACCGTTTACATCCTGCACAGAGTCTTGTGAAAAAAGGTCTGTTTGAATTATCAGAATGGTTTCTGAAAAACGCTGATGCTATCTTTAAATTCATACATATCATAGGTATAGCTACGGGTGCACTTTTGCTACATCGGTTAACTATGATGATAATAAACTCTGTCAAAGTAGCATCTATTGCTATCACGAATGGGCTGACGGCAGCACAGGTCATGGAGAATTCTACTATTAAAGCTAATACAGTCATAACGAAGATAGCTATTGCACTTAAAAAAGCGTATGCTTGGGCTGCCACAAACCTTACAAGCGCAACAAAGATCGCTACTGTAGCACAGAAGGCATGGAATACGGCAATGACATCTAACCCTATCGGATTAATTATTACCGGAGTAGCGGCATTGATATCGATACTTACCCTGTTACCGAAAAAGATCTCTGCAGTATCAAAGGTTAAACAGGAGATGAATGATATTGATTTAGAGGTTAATAAAAATACACTCGTTCAGATTCGGCAGGTTGAGAAATTAGTAAATATTATAAAGGACTCAAAGTCAAGCTATCTGGATGTTAAATCTGCAAAGGAACAGTTGTCTGAAATTGATAAAGTCCGGTTGTCAAATATCAATAAGGAAACACTTGCCAATGGGGAAGCAAGAAAATCATTGGATCTATGGATTATAAGTATCAAGGAGGAAGCAAGAGTAAAAGCTATTAACGCAAAAATGGATGAGATTGCAGCAAAGCGGTTAGATGTAGAGGCGGGTAAGGGAGTAGACCCGAAGTTTTTCGGAAGGGTGTGGAATTCTATAAAGGCGTTAGGGAATGCTAATGTAGCTACTTTTTATGATGCTAAGACGGCTATCAATAATACTACGGATGCGTTGGCAGAATTAAATCAGGAAGAGGAATTATATCTGGCGCAGTTAAATACGTCTTCAACGGCAGTAAACGATCAGGTAGAATTAGCACTAAACTGGGAAACACGGTTACAGGAATTACAGAAGGCGAGGGCAGAGCTTGAATCCAATACCGTTAAGGGTATAAAGGAAAGGATGGCGGCAGAGATTGAGGAATATGATCTTGAAGCATCAAATATTGAGACTGAGGTTACAGATGATCAGATGCGTTTTGAGATGTTGGATGAACTGGAAGAAACGCATCTGTTAAAGATGGAAGAAATGGAGGAGGAATTACGCAATGCCTCTAAAGGTACGACAAAAGCATTAAAAGATGATGCTAAAAGTGCTACAGATGCTTATAAGACCTTAACGGAATCTATTATTGAATCTCTTGAGAGTACGGGTGCTAAAGAGATCGTTAAAACAGAAGTGGAATATACATCAAAGAAGGAAGAAGCAGCAGGGATAGATAATGTCGTTTTGAAACAGAAGGCATTGGAATTAGCTGCCGGGGAACACGCTAAGGCTATAATGGAAATATATAACAAAGAAGATTTTACATCGGTTATAGCATCACAACTAACAGAAGTACAAACAGTTTATACTACAGCTGTTTCAGCTATACGTGAAGAATTCGGTAAGACCGAAGCAGGATATGCTAAGGAGTTAGATGCTCTTGAAGAGTTTGCTAAAGGTACGGAAAACATATTTTCCGGGTTTAAGATCTCACAGCTTATTGAAGAAGATAGAATAAAGCAACAGGGAGAATTTGAAAAGATGAGGTCTGATGAAAATAAGATATTCGATAACAGACTTAAAGAATATAGTCTGTTTAGCGTAAACATGGAAACGCTAACTGCGGATCAGCTTACGGCATTGGAAATACTCAATGAAGAGCATAATAAAAAACTTCTGGATATCTATGATAAGGAGTTAGAGGATAAGATCGTAAAAGCAGAGGAAGCCTATAAGACTGAAACCATTGCCCGTAATGCAATCTTTCAGGAGGAACTTCTTGCATTAGGAGATAATGAAGCTGCTAAGATAAAGCTAAAGGAAAAGTTTGCACTTGAAGAACTGAATAGGCAACGGGAGTATATCACGAATACCATATCCATGTTGCAGGAGCAGCTAACTCCTGCCTTAGCGTTAACGGAAGGGATAGTAGGTATTACCTTATCAGAAGAAGAAAAAGCAGCCCTGACGAAGCGTATTAATGAATTACGGGCTGAATTAGCAAAGCTTGGGGTTAGTATCACAGAACTTGATAAGGGAACGGGTAAGGATATTTTCGGTCAGACACAGGATGATTGGAATAACCTAAAGAAAAACATGGTAGGGATATCAGAAAGTGGGGATATCCTATTTGGTACTTTTGAGACCGTAAAAGAAAGTATTGATACCTTTATAGATGCTGAGGATATTACTGCAAAGATAGAAGCTATAGGTGCGGCCGCAACTTCTATTATGTCTGGATATGATGGTATCAGGACACAGCTTGAGAATAATGCAATAGCAGAATCTGAACAAAGGGCAGCTCAGCAAACGCTTATTATTGAAAATGAATATGACAGGCAGAAAGCCTCTTTAGATTCACAGTTAGCCAAGAAGACTATAACGGAAGAAGTCTATAATCAAAAGGTTGAGGCTTTGGATAATAAGACAGCCTCCCGGAAGAAAAAACTTGAAGATGATATTGATAAAAAGAAACAGGAAATTGAATTCAAACAGGCACGCAGAGATAAAATTAATGCAATTTTTTCTATTCTGATAAATACAGCGGTTGGTGTAGTTAAGGCATTTCCAAATATTATTTTGATGGCTTTATTAGCCGTAATAGGTGCTGCATCATTAGCAATGGTAGCTGCTACTCCATTGCCTAAACATGCTTTTGGAAAACGACCGGGAAAACAACAGGGAAAGGGTATGGTTATACCGGGGAATGATGCCTGGGATTCTGATAATTACTTAGCAAGGATTTCCTCTAAGGAAGTTGTTTTAAATGCTCGTAGTATGACAGATAGTGATGTATTAACCCTGACGGGTACTCCAAGGGAGATCGCATCACAAATCAATTCCTACAAGGGTTATGGTGTAAAATTCGCCTATGGTGGCACAATGGCAGTTAATTCGTCAAAACCTGGTTCTACAATAGATCGTGAATTGGTAAAGGAAATAGTAGAAGAAACCGTTGATGGGATATTAGGAATACCTGTTTACGTTCTTGAAAGTAATATCACAAAAGCTCAAAGACTTGTTAAGGTTGTTAAAACAGCTGGTGATCTATGAAATTCAGTATAGTTATAGCTGACCGGGGCGATAGACCTCAATTTCTTGAACATTGTATTTTTCAGATGGAACGGCAGACAGTACAACCATCAGAAATTTTGCTGGTTAATCATCTACCTTTAAAAGAAGGGTTTGACATTAACGAAAGGTTACTGTTAGGCGTTACATCATCCCGGTATGACCGTATATTTTTTATTGAGAACGATGATTATTACCCGGATAATTATTTTGAGGTTATGCTTAGGTATAGTCGGTTTAACTTCATTGGTATTCGCCGGACAATTTATTACAACATTTTTAATAACAGGTATTCAATCCTTAATCATTGGGGTGAACAGCGATCAAGTTTATTTTGTACCGCAATCATTAAGAACCCCTTAATCTATAAATTATTTTATGGTAATAATTTCGTTGATCTTCGCCTTTGGGAATATGCACGTTATACTAATTCATACTATCTGTTAGATTTAGATCAGATATGCCCTATCGGTATAAAACATGGTATTGGGTTGTGTGGTGGGGAAGGGCATAGAAGTCATTTATTGCTTTCCGATCAGGGGAAAACATGGCTTAGGGATCACGTCAGGCCGGAGAGTTTTGAGTTTTATAAAACGATCAATAAATAAATGTCCTATATGTTCATTTCAATTCCAGTATAGTGCGATTAAAATTAAGATGGCACATAAAGCACAACAGGATTTTATCAGGGAAGTCAAACTACGCCTACCGAAATATTTTACCGGGGTAAATGTTTTAGACTGCGGATCATTGGATATCAATGGTAACAATCGGGAATTTTTTGATGATAGCAGGTATATAGGATTAGATATCATACCGGGTAGGAATGTGGATATTGTTTGTCCGGCGCATAAATATCATGAATATGGGTTTGATGTTGTCATTTCAACGGAGATGCTTGAACATGATAAGTTCTGGAAAAAAAGCCTTGAAAATATTTATTTAATGGTTCGGGATAATGGGCTTATTATTCTAACTGCTGCAACTACCGGGCGGGAACCGCATGGTATACCGGGGCATCATCCAAAGGATAGCCCGGCAACCCATAATTACTATTTGAATATTACAAAAGAAATGCTTGTATCTGTCTTTAGCCCAGGTATGTTCAACATATATCAATTATTTATAAACCATACTGATATATATTTCTATGGTATCAAAAACAATCTATGTCGTTGCATCTGGTAATACACTAAGAGGTTTTGACTTTGAGAAACTTCGTGGGGGGGAGATCATAACTGTAAATGATAATTTTAGGTTTATACCTTTTGCTCAACACTTAGTTATCTTAGACCTAAAGTTTTATAAACAGTATAAACGTGAATTACGAAGCTTTAAGGGTAAAATCTATAATGACCGGGGTATATTGGGTAGTATCCCTATCCCTACGACATCTATTAATAATTCAGGTTATTCAGCTATTAAACTGGCCATGTCATTTCATCCGAGGATAATTCATCTATTAGGGTTTGATTTATGCCGTGAAAAATATGTCCATCATTTTGACGATCAGCCCGTACCTAATTTTACCAACTTCCAAAGAGTAGCTAATGCAATTAATGAGATCAATACCCGTATAAAAATCTATAATTATAGTGATGTTTCAATCATCACTAAATTTCCTAAAATACCCTTAATAGATTTACCATTACCTTTTTGTACCAAAAATGGTACAAAATAAGTTTGACTACCATTAATTTAGATTGTATTTTTGCTCATTGAATAACTTTTAATCTCTAATGTCATGGCAATCGCGAATTATGTAAAAGTTTGTGAAAAGAATGTACCCGGCGTTAACAGTTTATTTTATACCGAAGTAGGTAACATTGATACCGTTACCATTACTGACGGTGAAATTACTGCGGTTACGATGGGGACTGCTACTAATTTCTTCCATGAGTTTGATGCTGACATTGATTCCATCGAGTATAGTTGGGAAGGCAAAGGATCAAAAAACTATTTCGGCAAGCAGACGCTTGAAGCCGGATTCAGTAAACTCACCAAAGATCTTTTAACGGCAAAGAAATCTCTTGTAGATGCTATCAACTGCGGTATGATCCCTATCTGGATTGATGGTAATAGTCAGGCTTGGATGGGTTGGAATGATAGCGAAAAAGCCAAGCGCCCATGGAACAATATCGAAGATACCTTTAAGACCGGGAAAAAGCCATCGGATGAAGATGGTGGTATTTTCGTTATCACAATTTCGGGTGAAACGGGGTATGATGCCACACCTTTTAATGCGGCCCTAACGGCATCTATCATTGCAGAAGCTACGGCTGCATCTTTGTTTATTGATTTTAATTAAGATGTACCGGGTTGTAAAAGGACAGGAAAAAGGCGTAGTATTCCTGATGAAGAAACCACATGGAATGCCAAATTCAATAATATTGGCGTTAGCTACGCAGGCCGAGCTTGAATATCTTTATTTAAAAGGACATCCCTTTGTATATAAGGATATTGAACCACAGGAGAAAATTAAGGAAGATCCTGAAAGTGAGGTCAAGAAGAAAGAAAAACCTATAATCCGTAAACTTTAATTGATGTTTATCACTAAGGAACAGGTTATAGCTCTTGCAATAAAACGTACTTTCAGCGAAGGGCTGTTAAATAATTCTGATCTGGTAGCTGCAGAACAGAAATATATCCGACCTATTCTTACCCCTGATCTTTATGATGCCGTATTATCGGCTGCCCCAACTGAATATTTAGTGGATACGCTATCTGCCGCCGGGATGCTTTTTGTTTATACTACGGGCATGAAAGCTAACGGAAAAGCAATTACTTCAATCTCTATTGCTGACCCGGCTATCTTTACTATCTCCACACATGGGTTTCTTTCGGGACAAGATATTCATATTACAGGTACGACTATAGATAAATGGGATGCCCTGATTAGCGATAAGTTTTTTATCTGTAATAAATTATCCGCAGATACTTTTTCACTCCTTCAAACGCTAACTACTGAATATATCAAACCCGCTCTTGCTTATTATATTGTCTATGATATTTTTAATGAGATGTTTGTGGAGTTTTCAGAGAGGGGTGTTTTCAATCTAGAAGCTAAAAATGCACAGATTATTTCAAATCAGACCCGTACAGAAGCCCGGAATGATATTTATAATAAGGCACAGACATTGAGTCGTATTCTTAAAACCTATATTGAATTACAGGTTACAAATGAGGTAGCTATCTATAAGGATTATTATGAATCCGGGGAGATCGATTCTGTTAATTCCGATCTTGTAACTACAGGCGGGATCACTAAACGGGCTAACTACTTTTAAGCCTTACGTCATATTCCCTTTGTATCCATTCAGTTATAGCTATTGCAGCAGATAATGGCGCACTTGTTTTACATTGCCCGATCAAAACAGCAGCGACAATGTTAGCGATCTGTCTTTGGAAAATAAGCCAATCGTTGTCATTCATAGTAAATCCAATTTGTATTTATAATTTCCAGCCATGGCAGCCATTCCGTTCTCCCCGTAGGTTCAAAGGTATATCTAAAACTGTTGGTATCCCAAATAATCTGAGCCTCATAAATAGTATCAGTACCTATACTGAAATGTACTATATCACCGGGTAGATAATTGTTTTCGCCTAATTTTATAATATGGTATCCATATTCCTTTAAAATATCAGTAAGTTTTTCATTATGACATTCAGGGATAGGGCGATATTGTTTTTCATTTAGTCTTAGTGTCCGGAGTGGTATCCCGGACATTTTTTCAAGAAGTAAGAGTTTGATCAGGGGATGGGCTTTGAGGAAACGTAATATTTCCATGATCTTCTTTTTTACAAAGGTAATACTTTGTTCCAAATTTGGTACAAAATAAAATTGACTTATAATAATAAATCTTATAATTTTGTGCAAAAGATTTTCAATGGCGTTATATACTGATATTGGTAATACACGTGAGATCATGCTTTATGGATCAATCGGTGAAACCGTTGATGGCAATGATATCGGTGAGATCATAAGACAGGCTCCAGAGGCAAACATTTCAGAAATACATATTCGTATAAATTCCAATGGCGGGGATATTATCAATGGTCTTTCTGTTATAACTTCTCTTATAGCGGTAACGATTCCAGTAACTACATTTATTGATGGAGTAGCGGCAAGCATGGCGGGTGTCATTTATCTGACCGGGAAAAAGCGGGTGATGAATGACTTTGCTTTACTAATGCTACATGAGCCGAGCTTTTGGGGTATGACCGCAGAGGAAGTTGAGGATGAGAAAACTCGTGAGGCTTTATTACGTTTCCGGGATATGCTTATTAAGATAATCTCCAACAGTACAAAAATGGAAGAGGATGAGGTCTTAAAAGTATTACAACAGGAAACATGGTATAACGCCGAAGAAGCCCTAAAACTGGGTTTGGTAGATGAAATCTATGTAACTAATTTTCAGGATTTATTTAATCAGCCTGCATCGAAAATCCTAACCAAGATAGCAGCCAAATTTAAAGAACAAACCATTATGGAAGAATTAAAAAACATATTGACATTATTGGGTATGCCCGAAGGTTCAACGATTGGCGATATTGAAACGTCAGTTCAAAAATTGATTGATGAGGTTGCGAATCAGAAAGGACAGATTGATACCCTAACCACTACCAACGAAAGCCTTACCGCAATGGCTACGCTGAAACCGGAAGCCGAAGAAGCTCTTAATGATGAGATCAAGCGTTTATCCGATGAGAAAAATCAGCTAAGCTTTTCCGCAGGAGAAGCCCTTATTGCGGAAGCCAAGCTTTCCGGTAAGCTAACCATCGCTGATACCCTTACCTTGAAAGGTAAACCATTCTCAGAGATTACTACGGTGATTGCCGGAAAAGTTATCCCAAAGAAAATTTCAGCCATATTGCAGTCTCCCGAAGATGTTGCGTCTTTGGCGAAGGAATGGGATACCCTACATCATGGGAAAAACGGTGAACTCGGGCAGTTAAAAAAATCAAACCCTGAACGCTTCAAAGCGTTATTCAAAGCTAAATACGGTCACGACCCTAATACTATCTAACATGAGCCAAGAGAAATTTTATGCTGAACTCAAGCAGCCGGATACCGGGTATGCTCTTACCATTAAAGATGTAGGGTCTTTACCGGCAGACTGTACCGCTATGATCCCTACCTGTTATTCACGGTCAACGGTTACCGATTTAGCTACTATCGCTCTGACGATAACGCAGCCGATCGAAATTATCCCTATTGATACTATGGCACAAGCCTGTCTTATCAATCTGACGATCAGTTCCGAACTGGCGGCTGGCGCAAAAATCTACCTTAAACTTCCGTCTGATGGAACAGGGAGGACGGTAACGCTTGGAACGGGAACCTGTACTTCTGTGATAACGGGAGGAAACTCAAAAACGAAATGGGCTTTGCTTGTCTATGACGGCACAATTTATAATTTAGTATCTGTTTATCAAATTAATTAATGGCACAGGAAAAGATATATGCGGTATTACATCAGCCCGGAACAGGGTATAAGCTAACTATTAAAGACGTTAGCAGTCTCCCTTCTGACTTAACTGCTATGATCCCGACATGTTATGCACGATCGGCTGTTACTTATGCCGATCCTTTAGCATTAACGATAACGCAGCCTATTGAGATCATTCAGGTTGCAGCTCTTACGGGTGATGTTACTATTAATTTAACCGTATCAAGTGATTTGATAGCAGGGGCTGAATTATTTTTACGATTTATTGCGGATGGGGTAACGGCAACCATCACATTCGGAACGGGTATTGGAACGGCTACCGCTTTTACATTAGCCACAACGAAAATTGCTTGGGTTTATCTTGTCTATGACGGTACAGCCTATCAGGTTATCTCAAAATATCAAACAAATTAAAATGAGCGTAACTAATTATATCAATTACCCTTTCGGTTTGATACAGACGGCTAATCTGACAGCATCTGGATCACAGGCGATTTCTATCAATGCAGCAGTAACGCATATTGACGGCGTTACAGTATCTTCAACAGGGGCAAGGACATTAGTATTGACAATAAGTAGCGAAGTGAAAGCGGGTGCTGTTATTCATTTAGCTGCTAAGGCAGCTTCCGGTGCAGGTAATATGGTTTTCTCAACCGGATTTACTGCGCCTACACACTTACAGGTAAATACTAAAACGCATACGCAGAGTTTTTTCTATAACGGAACGACTTTTTATCCTATGGCAGAAATACTTCAAATCGACTAAATCATGACTTATATTTCATATCCTTTTGGTGACATGGCATCGGCCGAACTAACAGCATCAGGGGCGCAGGCAATAACGATAAGTGAGCAAGTAACCTATCTTGACGGAGTAACCGTTGAAGCAACAAATGACAGAACGCTTAACCTAACTATTTCCGATGAGGTAAAAGCAGGTGCTATGATTTATCTGTCTTCAAAGACAAACGGTACTGAGGGTACTATTTTCGGTACTGGATTTACTGCCCCAACGATTACCGGGGAAGCAGGTAAAACATTCACTCAGGCATTTTTTTATAACGGTACAGTTTTTCTACCAGTTGGTAATTATGTAAAAGTTGATTAACCATAAAATAATTTAACAATGGCAATTAATAAAGAAATTTGGCAGAACTTCATCGCTGAAAACCTTTTCGAGGACAACCCGCATCTGGATCTTGCAGTTGTAGCTGATGAAAACGTAGAAGGGAAAACGGTTCATATCCCTTCCGCAGGAGCGGCTGCAACAGTTACTCGTAACAGATCAAGTTTTCCGGCAGTAGTCGTTGATCGTACCGATAACGATGCGACCTACGATATTGATGAATTTTCCATTGATCCGGTTCGGGTTGCAAATGCTGAATTGCATGAGCTTTCCTTCGATAAGATGGCATCATTGATGAATGACGTGATGATGTCATTACGTGAGGCCGTCGGAGACTGGATGTTTTACAATTGGAGAGTGACATCTGCTACCTACATGACCCGAACCACCGGAACTACAGTAGCGGCTCATGCTCCATCAGCGACCGGAACGAGGAAGCGTATTCTTGCCGCAGATATCCAAACGGCTGCCCGTATCCTGAACCACTACAAAGTTCCAATGGCTGATCGTTATGTAGCACTTGATGCTTTCATGTACGATCAGCTTCTGAGTGATCTCCGATTCGGGGAATTCCGGGATTCCGTCAAAGAAATGGATTTAGCCAGGGGTATCATCGGCCAGCTTTTTGGTTTCAATATCATCATGCGCCCGACAGTCCTGTATTATGACAATACGGGAACTCCCGTACCAAGAAGTCCTGACGATGCCGGGGCAACAACGGATTATGCGGCAGCTATTTGCTGGCAGAAAAACATGGTGGAACGTGCCTTTGGCGCTATTGATGTCTTTGAGGACATTGATAATCCAATGTATTACGGTTCAATTATTTCCGGCCTTGTCAGATCCGGAGGACGGAAAAGAAGATATTCAGGTCTTGGTGTTGTCGCTATCATACAAACTACGTAAGTAGCGTTCTGGATTGTGGTTGTGTAACTGGCGGTGGTTGGCAGGAATCTGTTGGCTACCGCCTTTTTTTAAAAACTATCGCTATGAAAACATTATTTTTAATTCTTTTGATGTCTATCGGATTGATAGCTTTTTCTCAAACGATTATCCTGGAATCCGGCTATACTATAACTACCGTCGATAATTATTGGAAAATTGACATACCGGCGTATGAAGATATGCTATATGACGCAGGAATACAGATTCGTTGGTTAGGTCTAACCGGGGTACTTGACGGTACGGTTTCTATTCAACACGGTCTTGAAGGAGATACTTTACGATGCGATTATGGTATGAATCAGGACTTAAATACGGCAAACGGATATAGCTATTTTGAATTATGGGAGGTTACTGCGACAGATCTATATGTTAATTTTGATCGCAATAATATTACGGGAGGACTTTTACGAATCAATTATATGCTACGAAAAAAATAATCACCATGAAAAAAATTATCAGTTTTTTAGCTATTATGCTAATAGGGTTAATGGCTTTGGCTCAAACTACCCATAGGGTTAGTTATGGTGAATCCGATCCCGTCTGGATATCGGATAGTACGGATTATATTCATAGGAATGACACAACGACAAAGGTAGCATCCCGAAAATGGGTGACAGATAAAGCTTATGTAACAGCTACCTATACAGGCGATTTGACAATTACAGGTGATATTACAGGCGATACAGCTAAATTTACCCATTATGGAGGGAAATCTCCCTTTACCGTTGGGGATGCTGGGTTTAATTTAGAATATAATAATGACTGGTTTACTTACGGAGTACCTGGATTAATGATTTCATCTAAAAATGATTTTGGATATAATATGAATGGTGTGATGGATTTTTCGATAACGGGATTAGATACATTATTAATTTTTGCATGGATAAGAAATGATTTTTCAGAAGGGTATAATATTGCCCTTGACAGCAATCGAATTGAAATTGGTTCAAATCCCCAGATGGCTGGAGTTGCTAATATCAATATCGGAGATGCTACAAACTATGATGATATTGTGAATATATACGGTACGTATGGTGGTACGGTCATTATTGATCCAAATTTAGAAAACGTGGCGATGGGTGCTTGGAGTCTATATTCTAACACGGAAGGGGAAAGTAACGTGGCGATGGGTTCTGGGAGTCTTAAATATAATACGGAAGGGGTAGGTAACGTGGCGGTGGGTTATCAGAATCTATACTTTAACACGACAGGATATCATAACACAGCGATGGGTACTGAAAGTCTTTTTTCTAACACGGAAGGGGAAAGTAACGTGGCGATGGGTTATAGATCAGGATATTCAAACACTGAGGGCGGTAATAATATATTTATCGGAGATTCAGCTGGATATAATGCCACTGGCAGCTATAAGCTATATATAGATGAAAGTCCCACGGCTGCACCTTTGATTTATGGTGATTTCGAAAATAATCTGTTGACAATTAACGGTGATATGACCGTTACGGGAAAGGTAGCTGCATCGGATTCGATTTGTATTGCAAGATTTCGCTGGGCATCGAAAGGAACAATTCCGAATGATACGCTTGTATTGATAAGGGGCGTAAATGATACAATTGAATGGCATCCGCCAAGAGCACCATGAGGTTATTTTTATTGATAATACTATGTTTACTGTCAATAATTACCCCGGCTCAAAATATCTTTAAAGGATTCAAACCGCAATTAAAAGCCAGAGAGGGTGATACGACAAACGCTTTACTGATAGAGAATACGGGCGGGGGATATTGTGGTATTTATGTAATACGGGGAACGGATACCCTAAGATATCATTATGATAAGAATGGAAAGGCTGTACTTGCTATTCTGGATACTTTAAATCTTGCCGGATTCAAGTTATTTTATCTCGCACTTGCGCCTGATACGTTATTTATAAATGAAGATACTCTTGCTATTGGTGTAGGTGCAAATTACTGGACATTAGTCGGTAATTACCTATATCCTTATAATTTGACAGATTCAGTTGGAATTGCAAGGGCAAATGCAAGGACTACACTTGACGTTAATGGAAATACATATATTGACAGCACGTTAAGGGTTGCAAATATCAATCTTACCTCTGCAAGTGCGGGAAC